ATTTTATTATATCATGGCAAAAAAAGAAACAAATAGCTGGGAGGTTAAAGATAGAACGTATTATCTACTTAATGGTAAATCTCCACTTACTTGCACAATAAAAAGCAAGGGTATTTTTTGGTTCGATAACGACAAAGGATACGAAAGAGAATTAAAATACACACTTAATCAAAAAACACCTTTTGTAGACGAATTTAAAGGTGAAGCTAGATTAGGTCACATTGTTTTTGAAGATGGTGTTTTAAACGTGCCAAAAGAAAAACAAACATTACAAAAATTATTATCAATATATCATCCGTCAAATGGAACTGTTTACGCAGAGTTTGATGCTGTTCAAGAAGCTAAAGATGATTTATTTGATATTGAGATGGAAATAGAAGCTTTAAATATGGCACAAGCTATAGATTTAGATCACGCAGAAGCTATATTAAGAGTTGAACAAGGAAGTGCTGTCTCAGACATGACTTCTAAAGAAATAAAGAGGGATGTATTAGTATTCGCTAAGAAAAATCCTAAATTATTTATTGACTTAGTAAATGATGAAAATGTAGAAGTTAGAAACTTTGGTATTAAAGCTGTTGAAGCAAATATATTAAAGTTATCTGATGATCAGAGAACGTTTAATTGGGTTAGCAATGGTAGAAAAGTTATGACTGTACCATTTGATGAGCATCCATACTCTGCTTTAGCTGC